TGCAGGAACTAACGCAAGTGGCATAGGAATATTTGAATTTGATTGTCCAGTAGGCTATACTGCTTTATCAACCAAAGGATTAAACTTATAATGGCTTTACATTCGTTACACTCATGCAAAGAAATTTACAGTAAGGAGATATTTTAATCATGGCATACACAACAATTAATAAATCTACAGATTATTTTAATACTAAACTTTATACAGGTAATGGTACTGACGACCATGCGATTACAGGTGTAGGATTTCAACCAGATTTTATATGGGTTAAAGCAAGAAGTGCAGCAAAAGAACATAGATTACAAAATTCAGTTAGTGGAATTACAAATCATATGCGTTCTAATGCAACTAATGCTGAATCTGCAGGGAGTGTAAAAACAGCAGATAGTGATGGATTTACTTTAGGAACAGGTGCCAGTTGGAATGAAAATTCAACAACATTTGCCTCATGGAATTGGTTAGCAAATGGTGCAGGTTCATCAAACACAGATGGAAGCATAACCTCAACTGTTTCTGTAAATACTACAGCAGGTTTTAGTATTGTTAAATGGACAGGAAGTGGTGCAACTGCAACAATAGGTCATGGATTAGGAAGTGTTCCTAAAATGATAATAGTTAAAAATACACAAGCATCTGAAAATTGGATAGTTTATCATTCAACTTTAGGTTCTAGCAAACATTTAAAATTAAATCTTACAGATGCAGAAGCGACAACAGGTGGTACTTGGAATCATACTAACCCAACAGCAAATGTTTTTACTGTTCATACTAATACTAATGTTAATGCAAGTGGTAATTCAATGATTGCCTACTGCTTCGCAGAGAAAACTGGTTACAGTAAGTTTGGTTCTTATACTGGAGCAGGTTCTAATCTACCATTTATTTATACAGGATTTAAACCAGCTTTTATAATTGTTAAAAAAACAAATTCTACATTTAATTGGATAATGTATGATAATAAAAGAGATGAATTAAATCCAAATACTGCAACTTTACTGCCAGATGATAGTGGTGCAGAATATAATATAGGTAGAGATATAGATTTTTTATCAAATGGTTTTAAAATGAGAGCTAATTATAGTGGAAATAATAATAGTGGAGATACTTACATCTACATGGCATTTGCAGCAGCACCCCTAGTTGGAACTAACAATGTACCATGTACAGCTAGATAATCATGGCTAAAAAGAATAATCTTAAACAGTTTGCTGACGAAGCAACTGGAGTAAGACTTTCTTCACATGAGAAACTTTGTGCTGAACGAATGAATAACATTTTAAAAAGCATAGATGAAATGAGAAAAGAAATTAAGTCGTTAAGACAAGATGTTTCTATGGGTAAGGGTGGACTTAAGGTTATTCTTGCTATTGGAACATTAATTGTTGGTATTATAGGATTTTTTCAATTTAAATAAAATGATTGATAGATGGATATATAATTTTTGCGGTTCAATAGATAATTTATTTGAATGGTTAGAAAATTTATTTAAAAAACATGAGAGACACAAAACTATTAGAAAAGTATCACGAAACACAACAACAAAATAAAAAACAAAATCAATTGTTTAAAAATTTAAAAAAAGAAGTAGAAACAGGTGCTAACGGAACGCAAAGTTACATTATTAAAAATGGTGTAAATGCAGGAAAGAAAGTTAGTAAATGTTTAAAATAGTTGCATTACTTTGTGTGCTAAATGTTAGTGGACAGAATTTATGCATGACAGGTGATTTACCTTTAAGTGGTAAATTACAAACAGAAGAAGATTGTAACAATACAATATTAGCAATCGGTCAGGCTGTAAATGAAGAATTTATAGAAAGACAAATTTATATATCAATGAAGTGTGAAAAACTAGGAGATAATGCATGATAATATTTGGAGATACTCCAACTTTTTGGAAAAATAAAGCTAAAATTTATTTAATGAATACAGACAAAAGAATGTTAACAGCATTTATTTTATGGTCTGTATTTTTATGGTGGTTATAATATATGCCATTTGAAATGATAACTATGCTTGGCTCTACTGTATTAGGTGGAGTAATGAGTATCTGGTCACAAAGTATAAAAGCAAAACAAGCAGAACAAAAGATGCTTATACAAAGAGCTGATATACAACAAAAAGGTTTTAAAGAAGCTAGAGAATACGACAACAAAGGTTTTCAGTGGACTAGAAGAATTATAGCTTTAACTGCTGTATTCGCTATAGTATTATTACCTAAATTAATGCCAATATTTCAACCAGATGTAAGTGTTATTGTAGGTTATTTAGAATTTAAACCTGCTTTTTTCTTTATACCTGAAAAAGAAATAATGAAATGGGTAACACTATCTTCTAATAGTTTGGTTATTACACCATTAGATACAAATTTAGTATCAGCTATTATTGGATTATACTTTGGTGGTTCATTAGTTAAAAAATAATTTATGAAAAGACAACACAATACAATGTTAATAGGTTTGTTAGGTACAATTTTACTTGGTTTATCAACTTATGTATTAATGACTATTGTGGAATTACAAGTCCATATTGGTATGCTTACTGAAGAAATAATGTCTGTTGATAAACAGATAGGTAGAATATATAATCACATGGACAGATTAACGAGTAGATAACTATGGCTAAAAAATTTAAAGAATTTGAAGTAAGAGAAAAACCTAAGAAGAGAAAAGGAATACATGTTAAACGACCAAACAAAAGAAGTACCTTCAAAAAGTACAACAGACAAGGAAGACCACAATAATTTAGATAACATTATTAAAGAGTTACCTGAATTACTGGTTAAACACGCATATTCAAAATTAAAGTCAGGACAAGAGTTGACTGCTTCAGAAATGAAAGTATGTCTTGAGGTTTGTAAGACTTATAGTACAGATAGTTTACAAAAGAAGCCTGATAACATACTAGACGAAGTACCTTTTGATACAGATGAATAGTAAACTTAAAAATTTTAAAAACTTTTTATATCTTTGTTGGAAGCATTTAAATCTTCCAGAACCAACACCAATACAATATGATATAGCTGACTATCTACAGTCTAAAGAAAAAAGACTTGTAATAGAAGCATTTAGAGGTGTAGGTAAATCTTGGATTACTTCAGCATTTGTATGTCACCAATTATTACTTAATCCACAACGTAATATACTTGTAGTATCTGCATCTAAAAGCAGGGCTGATGATTTCAGTACATTTACACAAAGATTAATAGGTGAAATGCCTATATTACAGCATTTACAGCCTAGAGACAATCAAAGACACTCTAAGGTTAGCTTTGATGTAGCTCCGGCTACAGCTTCGCACGCACCCTCAGTTAAATCTATGGGTATTACAGGACAATTAACAGGTTCACGTGCAGACTTAATTATTGCTGATGACGTAGAGAGTGCTAATAACTCTCAGACACAGCTAATGAGAGACAGACTAGGTGAGACAGTAAAAGAATTTGATGCAATTATCAAACCTGAAGTAGGACGTATTATATTTCTAGGTACACCACAAACAGAAATGTCATTATACAATGACTTAGAAGAACGTGGTTTTAAAACTAAAATATGGACAGCTTTATACCCTACTAAAGAACAATTAACAGGTTATGGACATAAGATAGCGCCAATGATTGCAGATGTAACAGATAATGAAGGTAAGCCTACAGACCCTAAGAGATTTGATGAAGTAGACTTATTAGAACGTATGTCTTCATACGGACGTTCAGGGTTTAATTTACAATTTATGTTAGACACAACAATGTCTGACGCTAATAGATACCCTTTAAAACTAAACGATTTAATTGTATTATCAGGTTGTTCTAAATGGACAGAAGCTCCGGCTAAATTACAATGGGCATCATCTCCAGAACAGATGAAAGCTATTGACCCTGAGATACCAAATGTAGGTTTAAAAGGTGATTACTACGTGGCACCTATGCATACCAGTCCTGAGTTTACGCCTTTTGAGGGGTCTGTTATGTCAATTGACCCTTCTGGTCGTGGGGAAGACAAAACAGCGTATGCGGTGCTTAAAATGCTTCATGGAGTGCTTTATTTGACTGCCATAGGTTCTTTAGATGGTGGTTATAGTGAAGATACTATGGCTAGGTTATCTCAAATTGCTAAGCAACAAGATGTAAACTATGTAGTTATTGAGAGTAACTTTGGTGATGGTATGGCTACACAGTTATTAAAGCCTATTATGGCTAGAATACACCCGTGTGAAATAGAAGAAGTAAGACATAATATACAAAAAGAAAAACGTATTATTGATACTTTAGAACCTATTATGAATAGTCATAGGTTAGTTATTGATGATTTACTTATAAAAGAAGACTTTAAACTAGAACCTGACCATCAGTTGTTTAGACAGATGACTAGGATTACTAGAGACAAAGGAGCTCTAAGACATGATGACCAAATTGATGCGCTTGCTATTGCTGCTAATTATTGGGTACAGCGTATGGACAGAGACCAAGTCTTATCGTACAACCAACACAAAGAAGATTTACTTGACCAAGAGCTTGAACGATTTATGGAGACAGCCATTGGTAAAGAACCAGAAGAGGACAGATTTATATAATATGGATAATACTTATAAAGTAGACTGGAAGTTTATATCCGGTTTAGAAGGAAATAATCACCACAAAGGCTATCAGCCTACAAGTAATAGTGGTGTTACAATAGGTATTGGTTTTGATTTAAAAGACAAAACTAAAGATAGTCTAAAAGCTATGGGTTTTGATGACCTATTAATACAAAGATTAGAGCCATATTTAGGCTTAACAGGGTCTAAAGCTAAAGGATTAGCTAAGAATTTAATAATGACTGACCAAGAAACAGACACTATTAATAGATTATCTAAAGCTTTTTACACAAGTGATATAGCTAAACAATACAATAGAGCGGCTAATGGTAGTAAATTTACTGATTTAACAGCCGCACAACAGACTGTAATAGCGTCTGTGGGTTTCCAATATGGTTCCCTTAATAGAACGCCTAACTTTCTTTCTGCTGCGGTAGAAGGTAGATGGTCAGATGTTGTCAAAGAGTTAAATAACTTTGGAGATGACTTCAAGACTAGAAGGGAAACTGAGGCGCTCTATTTGTCGGACAGAATGTAATACCCGGAATATTTCATAAAAAATTCTGAAGGGGTATATCACTGTAGCGGCACCCGAGTTTCCCCCATACAATCACCAGTTGCGCTGCTGCAAGTGTCCCCTGAGTAAACTTTAAGCACACCTGAGCAAGGTATATATAGGAATGAGTGCCTTAAGAGTGCCGGCGGTATACATAAAGAATAAATAGGCGTGCCTTTGAGCTCGTCTGTTTTTTTAGTTTGGTACACATAGCATACACAAAGAATACACGTATCATACATATAGTATACACGCAGCAACACACACAATATATATAAAGGTTCCCGTATAAGATATATACAAGTCAATACAGTGTATACTATGTGTATAGTATGTAAGGTGTATGTACTCAGGGTATACTCAGGGTACTACTCAGGTGTCATAGGTGTACTCAATACATATACACCTTATAACTATTCTAATGTAGGTATAGAATAGAGGTGTCTGTTTTTTTCTTAGTCATGCATATCATGCATACCTGTTATGCAATCTTAGCATTGGTGTTTATAATTGTATCTGATATTGTGTTTTTATGTTCAATAATTTAAATACTTACCATGTGCTAACAGCAGTGACAGCAGGCTTGAGCTTAAGTTTTAAATTGTTTCTGACAGCCTCAGCAGCATAGAGGTCACACAGGGGTGACAGCCCTAAATAAGTCGGACACCGCACCAGTAGAGATACGAGCCGGTCTAGCGCTTCAGCGTGATTGCTTTGAGCCAGTACAGACAACCTATGTTTGTCTCATATTATCTTATATGACTGATGAGCTGTCAGTAACAGCGAAACAAACAAAGGACGTTATGAAATACAATCACACTATACAAAAAATACTTACTCAGCACCACGCTGACAAGTTTAAAAACAAAGTTAGTAAAGAGGAGCATTTTAGAAATTATGCCAAAGAGACTGACAAAAATAAAAAAATTGAGATGTTAAGACAAGCAGCTCAAGAAGGATGGATATAATATGGATATTGCACAAATCAACTTTCCAATTAATGACAATGACGGCGCTAAGTTAATGGCGCCGTTGTTAATTCAAAAAGAGCTATGTGCTGAGTTTGGCGGGTGTACAGCCTATGACGGCGCCGGCTCATGGGTCAGCGATGATGGCAAGTTATACGCTGAGCCAGTTAAGATAATACAAACAGCATTTAAAAATAATTCTAAGAATAGATTGTTTTTAAAAAACTTAGTTAAGAAATACGGCAAGATTTCAAAACAAGAAGCGGTTTATCTTGCTATT